TCAAGCCCAAGGCTCTCCAATTTTTTTGAAAGCTCCGACTTCATTGTGAACTTTAAGGTGCCAAATCTACGCTGATCAACAAAGTACAGAGAGGTACCATCTTCAAAGCCTATTCGGAAATGACTATAAGGTTTAATGGCAGTTGACCAGTACCCGCTCATTCCTAGTGTTATCCACAGGCATGTCTCGTCACTAAATTCCAGCCAGATGAATTTGCCCTTAACTCCACCGCCAGTCACACGGACTGGCACCGATGTTTTAACATTAAGGTCTGGCGCTCTTTTTAGGAAACGGCCACCTAGTACCTCAAATTGAGAAATTGTTTTTGTTTTAGCGATTTCCGAGATTCCCTCGTAAACTCGTCTGCATTCCGGACCTTCTGGCATTAGATAAATAAGTTTATAAAATTATACCAAAAACAAATGAAAAATTACATTGCACTATTTGAAAGCTTTGAAGAGAGTTACGATGAATTCCACCAAGCGCCAAATACAAAATCGGATTCTTTTTACCATAATATTTCAAAAGATCTAATTGAATTAGCAAGCAACTATACAAATGAGCCAGTTGAAATCGATCAACACTCAAATAAGTATGAAACTGCAACCAGAATTAAAGATTTACAAAATGATCTTATCACAAAAATTTATGATGAATTTGGAGAAGATATTGCTCAAAGTTTTGCAGATGAGTCTGACGCACTATTAGCAAGTCTAGACATTTCCGAAAAGAAAAAAGGTTTATGGGATAATATTAATGCAAAAAGAAAGCGTGGAGAAAAACCTGCAAAGCCAGGAGAAAAAGGTTATCCAGCTCCAGGCGCTTTAAAATCTGCACAGAAAACTGAAGAGTCTATGGATAAGAAAAAGGTATTTGCAAAGACCAATAATATTCCAGACAATGGAGTGTTAAATGGTTCTAAAAAAGATACTAATCTGGAAACTGGTAAAAAGCCCCAATCTTTAAACCCTCGTAAAACTACTCGATAATTTACTAGTATAACATAACATAACATAAATTTAAAAGCAATATGTATTATCTAGCAAAATTAAGATTCGAGTCGGAAGACGACAACGGCAAAACGAAAAAAATTCGTGAACAGTACCTAGTTGAAGCAACTTCAATTGGAGAAGCCGAAGAAAAATTATTGAAAAGATTCGGTGAAGGAATTTCGCCATGTCAATTAGAAGCGGTTCAAGAATCAAGGATTCTGGGCCTAATCGAATAACCTAACTTACTTAAATAAAAAAGAGAGCAACCGCTCTCTTTTTTTATGTGTGTTTTACTGGAACTTTACAGACTGAAATTATCTTTCCAATTGGCGACCACTTGGCCTCTTCTTCATATGCAAACTTTTTAGTATCCCAAAGTTTAACTGAGCCAGTTTGATTCATTAGGGTCTGAGCTGCACGCTCACTTAAATTTGGAAAAGAAATAGCTGCCTCAAATAGTGCAAGTTTATAGGCTCCCCTAAAGGTACCAATAACACATAGATGAGTTTGGGCTTCTCCAGTGACAACCGTTAGTAAACAGACTTCTTTTGCTCTGGCTGGACTAGGCATTAAAATACACTGGAAATTTTTTGACTAGACTTTTTAGGATTTGATCATCAGTTTGGCCAGTTTGTGACCTTTCATAAATATGATCCATTATATCAACGCTAGTTGAATTACCGATTACTGCATCAATTTTACGATTAATAAATTGAGTCGGCCCGTTTAATTTTACCTGTCTAGCAACTTCGGCTGGTTCAGGTACAAAAAATTTGTTAAATCCCATAATACTATTATTATACTCTGTAAACAAAAAAAAGGCTAGCTTTTTTACGGCTAGCCTTGGTATCGTCGGAAAAAACGTATGAGAGGGGTAGGGTTTACCTCCAATTTGATGCTGAGCTTGCGTTATAACGACAACCTTCGTACACTCCTGTCAGAGTCGACTCAAAGCAAGTTGGATCCGCTTGAATCACTATCGTGTTAACCACAACAGTACGAGTGCTTTATCCCACCTAGCAAAGGATTATTCAGCCATTTAACGGGACTATTTTATACCCGTATGCCGATTGCAAAATACCATATATGTATATCAAAACCTTAGACTCCAGCGGTTAACTGGTTCAAGTTGACCGTTCAGCCAATACTTGCGGAGCATCCTCCTAATCTAAACCATTACCTGTTTTACAATCAGGTTGTTCTGGCACATACTCCTAACAGGCTCATGACTTCCTACTAGGTTTTTCCAACGTAAATTAAAGAACGATTATTATAAAGTCTATTTATTATATCTAGTTAGCAAAAAAGGTTTTAGAAAAATCCAACCGTTTACTAAATAAATAACCTAAAATAATTTTTATATTATGCCAACAATCAATCCAGTATGTTACAATGGACTTAATAAACCAACTAGGGATGCCGTTAATTTCGGCACAGTTTCGTTAGGGACCATTAATAAGGACTATACTACTCTACTCGATAATAACTGGCGAGCAGGTATTAACCCATCAACTAACACTGTAATTTATACAGACACAAACAGCCGCGGTGTTGATACTCCAGCAGCCGCAATACCATCAATTCATTGGATTAGTGGTCAATCTCAAGCAAATATTATTGAATTAATTAGTCGTTTGCCTGAAAGAGCCCCAAATAACTATGAGATATTTGCAAGTTATGATGAGGCAATTGATTGGCTACTTAGTACTACCACCTATATGCTAGTGAATACTAAATATCCTGAATATTTACTAGATGCTGAATGTGCAGTAAATATTGAATTAGGTTTCTTAGCAAGTTACCCAGGAACAGGTACACAAGTTTATGATCTAGTTTCTGGAAGTTTAAGCAATAATCGTTTTACTGCCGCAGGTGGTGCATTTACTGCCCCAGCAGCTGGAAGTTTTGTAGGTTATTTTAGATCACTGGCCGGCGGTAAATTAACAGTAAACCCACTTAAAGATGCTAGTGGCGATACATTTGACCAAAGTTTAGTAGTAGAAGGTGTATTCTATCAAGACGGTTCAGTTGCTGGGAATTTCCTAATTGGTGATGGTACTGACGATATTACCGTTATTGTTAATGGTGCTGGAAACCTTGAGATAAAATCAGGTTCTTTTACTTGGTCTTGGACTGGAATATCTGCCCTTACTAGTACCGGTATATTTCATATTGCTGCGTATATTCCAACTGGAACCGGCACTACCACTGCAATTACGGTTTTTATAAATGGTACACAACTTGATAGTGCTGGACCTTCTGGATATGTTTTATCTGGCACAGGCCCTCTAGCAAATGCAACAATTGGTAGAATTAATTTATGTGAAGGTGGTTCTCCAACCCATGCAACAACTACCAGAGTTTACGGATTTAAGGTATACGGTTATAATGATGAAAGTACGGCAATGGGTTCAGTTGCTCAGCTTGGCCCAGTAAACTATGCAGCAATTTCTGCAGTATACGGAATTTAATCTTTAAATTGATATTCTTTAGCAATGGATTCTCTTAATGAGAATCCATTGTCGTTTAAGAAGGCCTGAAAATCTGTGAATTTATAATTAATTCTGCAGCAGGTTTGACTGCACTCAACGGTAAGGTAGGTATGATTTAAGCAGCTAACGCTGATGTCTTTTATTTGATGCATAATTCCATCTTTGGTTAGGGTAGTATCAATTAGGGATAAACAGTCTCTCATACTGATAATTTTTTATAACGCCAACGAAAGTAGATAGAGGATCCAAAGAAAACTGCCGCAATACAATACATAACGAAATTGGCTCGCCACAAGCTGCCAGTTACTTCGATTAGCCAAAATTGGACAATATCGAAGCCAAATGGGTTGAAAAATAGTGCGAGCATCATGCTCCAGGTTGATAGATTCCCGAGTAGGGTTCTTCTTTGAGGTTCGACTATCACCGTCCATATGTGTCTCTTTTTTCAGGCTCACTAACTTAAGATCGCCAGGAAATTTCTAAAATTTCAAATTTATTTATTACCACTTAGGTTCCTCGCCAATTTGATCTAGTGCGCAATGAAATCCAACAAGTCTGGTTTTTGCCTCTAAGAAACAGCCACATATTCCACATTGGGTTAGGATCTCGCCAAAATGCGGGCACTCTTTACAAATTGCCATTCGACGGTCTTTTTCTGCATCATTCACAAATACTTTATTCATGATTCTGCTTAATACTGTAGTTTGTGGAACTGGTTGTTTATTACCGCAACCACAGCCTTTAGTTGTTTCTTCAGCCATTATGCTTCAATTTTTTCAAATAGTCTCTTATCGTCAAACTCTAAATAGTTTTCAAGCAAAGAATTAAAACCTTCGCGATACTTAAGTACAGCTAAGTCTTTGGCCTTTGCCTCAATTTCAATATCTATTGCTTGACCATAATTATTTATTTGCTCATAAATGTAATCAGCATGAGATCTAGCAATTACACCAGGATCCTCAAAGGTTTTTTTACTACTTGAATAATGAGTAAGCGGGGTATGACCGTGCCAAGTGGTAGCAGCTAACTTAAGAGCAGCCTCTTCAGTAAGATCGCTAGTATTAAACCGGTGATGATGAAAATCAAAAGTAATAGGAGTACCTATTTCAAGGTATACGAGTTGATAAAGATCTACTACTGAATATTGAGTAGCCTTATCGTCATTTTCTACAACTAACCTGGCTTTGGTATTCGGTTTAAGTAGTTGGAAATTCTCGCAAAAGCGTTTAGCTGCTGCAATTTTATCGCCATATGTACCGCCAATATGAATATTAATTGGAAAACCTACATTAGTTGGTAACTTCATAAGATCCATAATTTCGCAGTGCTGATCTAGATCCTTTACTGTTTTTGCAATAACATCGGCTCTAGGAGAAGGTAAAACATCAAACTGGCCTGGGTGCATTGATACCCTGATATTATTTGCAACTGCAAACTTGCCAATTTCTTGCATGTCTGATAAAATTTCAGCAAAATTTGGCAGCCTTTGAATTTCGTATTCTGACATCCATGGAAAAATATCGCTTGACATTCGATATACGTAAATGCCATTAGCTAAATTCCATTGTAGAATTTTTAGAACATCTTTTATATTTTGATGCGCAAGCTCAGCACAATATGAAACGCCCTTTTCTTGAAAGGTTTTACGGATCATACCTCGATTGGCTGTAATTTTTTGGTTGGCTAGAGACAAGTTAATGCAACAATAACCCAAACGGACGTTAGTATCTTTCATGTAGTTATTATACTACAAAATTGTATTGGCTAGTTGAACCGATAACCAAATTCCTAAATAGGACCCGGCTACTGAGCCAGTAACATAACCAAACCATTGGTGTAGTGAATCTTCGCTCTTTGCAATTTTTCGGATTACGAAAAAATTTAGTGAAGCTATTGTAAAATCACTAACTGCTGCTAAGTGATATTGAGTTTCAGCAACTGCTCTAAAATTTATGCATAAAATTCCATACAGTACAAGCTGAATTGCAAATAATAATAAACATTCTTTTAATTTTGTCATAGACAATTAGTTATATAAAAAGTTACGAATTAATAGTTTAATATTTTTGAATATTAAAGATTTCCTAGAATTAAGAGATTTGGTAAAAGAAACTGACCAGTTTGAAGCATTATCTGCCTCAATTGACTTACTGTCAAATTTGTAACCAATCATAAAGCCTACATCAAATAACGATTCCACTAATTGTATAATTTGATTCACTAAGTCTGAGTCAGTTTTTTGCGAATCAAAGTCAGCAGCGGATGGAGCCAGTAATTTAAGTGCTGATTTTTTAAGTGTACCAATTGACTTTAATTGATTTTGTATTTCCATATAAATGAAAGTATATGCCTCAATTACCAGTTTATCAGCAGTTCCTGGCGAATTTAATAGAGCAGCTTGGACCATTGCTGGAGTTTTACCAACTAGCCAGGTACTAAATTTATCAATTACCTGGTATACGTTAACAATCTTATTTGCTTTATCTAACTCAGTTTTATAAGTACTTTTAAATTCAGAAATACTCTTAAGTTGATTAGCTGTACACTCATTAATTGAACTAGTTAAAATAGCTGGGCTAAGTGCTTCATTTGTAAAAGTTTTAAAGGTCTTAATCATAACACGTAATATTTTTATAATGTTATTTATTTCAGCCTAATTAATATTAACAAAGTTATAATTACTAGTTACAGTTCGGATGACTCTAACTACATCTAATGCATCTTGCAGAGCATCATGGGTTACTTCTCCAGATAATTGGCATCGATCCATGCACGTCTGTAAATTTGGTAAACTTTCATCCTCTTGCCAGTCCATTAATAGAATCGCTGGGTCCAGGATACGTTGCCTCATTTGAATTGAGCTCATCCAATTTGGAAGTTTCTGTAAAAATACTTTATCAAAACTTGCAAAGTTTTTACCAGCAACATTAATCTTTACGCCGCCAGTTGCTTCACATGGAAATCCATTTGTGATTAACCACATTTGAAAAGATTTTGCAACCAAGCCTGCAGGTAAAATATTATGGGCCTTTCGGTATTCCAAACGTTCTTCCTTGGTTTTATTTTCAAGACCTCCTAAGATTTTTAGGATCCATGAATTTAAGGAAAGAGCAAATGCACTTCCAACATAAGCTTCATGTTCAATGATACACTGAAATTTAGGCAATTGATTGTATGGTACGGGATTTTGAGTGTCTTCAATCACTGCACCAATTTGAAGAATTTGACAAGACTCTGGATTTAGACCAGTAGTCTCAATATCTATTGAGATGTATTTCATATGTATAGATTAAAATGGTAAATCGGCATCATCACTAAATGAGCTAGCTGGTGCAGCTGATTTTTTAGGACCAGTGTCAATTCCAAGACTACGGAAAATTTCATCATCTTCGTCCTCTTCTTCAACTTTTTTACTTTTAGTAGATGCACGTTGTTGACCGCTAATTCGGTATGCCTCAAGACTATTGAAATATTTGGTTTGACCAGCTTTATCAGTCCAGTCTCTGCCTTTTACATCAAATGAAATAGAGACCGTATCTCCAACTCCATATGAATCAATCATATCGCATTTATCTTGGACTAGTCCAAATATTATTTTTTGTGGGTACTTGTCCCCTGATTCAATTACAAACTCTCTTTTGCGAAAGCCTTTGTTAAATGTCTGTGCTGGGAATATTTCGATAATTACCCCTGTTAATTCAAATGCCATATTAGAAATCGTGATTAGTTATTTTTATATCATAGTTAGTAAAATTTTCAAAATCTTTGCGGTCTGCCTCAAGTCGACGCTCAACTGAATCTCCTGGCATATTGCGACTAAGCATACGCTTACGTCTAATCTCTTCATCAATATCAAAAAAGATTACTAGTGACTCTTTACGTGCATCATCAGATAAGTGGGCTAAACCAGACGGGGTCATAATAAAGACATCATCTTCTTCAAATTGTTCAACCGTTGTTCCATATATCCAGTTATTAAATGCAACCCATTCGTAAAACTGATCCATATCAATCATATCTTGAGCTTGAGGACGTGTCATAAAGAAATAATCTTTTCCATCTATTTCGCCTTCTCTTGGCGGCCGTGTTGTGTAACTGATTGCGTATTTAAACCCGCGATCTTCAAATTTTTTGCGAAGGAAATCCTTGCCGCTTGCGGCTTTGCCGACTAAAATTATTCTTTTGCTCATATATTAAATTAAAATTCTCTCTTTTGGCCGTGAACTGCTTTGAATACTGGAAATCTTAGTGAGTGAGCACCATGTTGATCAGTAGTTTCTTCAAAGAATTGTACGGTAATTGTTTTACCTAAAATTTCATTTGGGTTTTCGTGATAATGGCGTCTTTGTTCAAGATTAAAGCCTGAACCTACTCTAACTGTATTGCCTTTATGTTCTACAATTACAGCTTTTAACATAAGCTCTTCAACTTCCTTACCCATATCAATAATACGATTTACATCAGATTCAAGATCAATTACAACATATTCAGCATCATGCATCTTTTTAACCTTAAGCAGGTTCTTTGAACGTTTGCCTTCGTAACCAATATCCTTACGCATCATTACTCCTTCATAACCCATTTCAGTTGCATCAGCTACAATTTTTTCAAATTCTTCAACTGATTTTATTTGAAATTGAGGTAACGGTTCAGCATAGGTTAAGTCAGTTACAATTGCATTTAGGATAATTAGTCTAGCTGACAGAGAAACATCTCCAGCTTGATTCCAAAATTCAGATGCTTCTAAAAAATCAAATACATAATACTTTGGAGTTTGAATAGTATGGTTCTTTCTGCCAATTTCTTTGATAATACCTTGGAAATCTTCAAGTCCGCCTTCTTTCATAACGCAAACTTCTCCATCCAATATTTTATTCTTTAATCCAAGCTTCTTAATATCTTGGGCTAATATTGAAAGAGTTAAGAATTCATTGCCTGCTCGTGAATAAAATTTAGGTTCTCCATCTGCATCAATTACAGTAATACAGCGAACTCCATCAAGCTTACGACTTGCCCACCATTCCCCAGAGTCAAAGTTTACCTTTTTTTCATTACCATCAAACTTCTCAGCTAGGGCAACATCAAAGGTAGGCACTGTGCCTGGCATTACTGAATTAATTAGGGTGGTAGTTGCTCGTGTTTTTAGGTTTCTGTCTATCACATCATAGATGACATCTGCGAACTCCTGATTCTTGGCAATAAAACCATTAACTACTTGGATAGCATTGTGGCCTGTGATTAGCCGTTCATTCAGATCATCAAGTAAATCAAATAGATCATCATAGTTATCAAAACTAAGATCCTGACGTTTCTTTAGGTTATCCGAAGTAACATAATACTGCTTAAATGGAGAATACACATATTCAAATAGTTTACGTAATACTGGAGTATCATACTTTTTAAGTATCTCTTTTTTATCATTTGTTGAAGAAGTTGCTTTCATTTCTTCAATAAATTGTGCAACTACTTTAAAATCTAGATTTGTCATATGGCTATTATACTAAACAAAAAAAGCCGCTGACGCGGCTTTTAAATAAAAAGTTAAAAATTAAGCTTGAGGTTCTTGATTAGCAAGTTCTTCCTGCTTTGCAGTCTCTAACTTAATCTGATTAATGATTTGATCAAGTTGCTTCATTTCCATTACTGGATTGTTAAGAGCAATTGCAATTCTAAAAATTCGTTGTGCTGATTCCATACTAGAACCTTCGAATTTATTGATAAGGATTGCAGCAGCTTCAACCGCAGAAGCTTGAATTTGAACTCCAGCTGATTCAGCCTCTTTTTCTTCTTGCTCAAGACGTGCAATTGCAGAAGAGAATCCCATGAAACAATTCATAATCATAAAAGCTTCATTTGGACCAGTGAATCCAAATTTACCGTCATTACATGAATTTTTAATCCATTTTAGATCTTTAATGTCCAAATTAACTTGGAAAAATCCAGTTCTTTTGTTAATTAGCATGTCTAATTCTGACATGTCAGCTTGAGGTTCTTGAATTGGCTCTGACTCTTCCATTTCAGCTTGAGGTTCTTCGATAGCTACGGTAGCTTCGTCCATTACTAATTCATCAGTAATTAATTCTTGTTGATTTTCCATTTTATATAAAATTTGTTGTTTAGCTATTTTACTAAAAACAGTGAAGGAGTTTTAGGAAATTCTATCTAAAATTATTAATTGTGCTCTGGATACTTTTGAATAGGCATCTTTAATATCAATAAAGCCAGCCCAGTCGATTTCTTCTGGCTGTAATTGACTTTTTGGGATAGCCAATCCATCTAGTCCAATTTCAGCAAGATCTGAAATTCTGCAAATAAAATAATGAAGTGAGCTTTTATAGTTGCCGTCTTTATCGAAAACTTGAACAGTTTCAACAGCCGGTTCTAATTTATCAGGTGAGAGCCTAATTCCAGTTTCTTCAAGAAGTTCTCTAAGCGCAGCATCAAGAAGTTCTTCGCCTTCTTCAATTTTGCCTTTTGGAATTCCCATAATTGGTCTAGTCCAACTGCCATTAGTTGGATGAACTAGTAGAATCTTTTTTTGATAAAGAATAGCTACACCGGCTCCATCTGAATATTTCTTTGTTTCTGCCAAGAAATTAGAAAATGTTTTAATCATTGTTTAGAGATTGACGGTACTGTGCATTACGAATCTCCTGTCTACGTTTTATACTTGGTTTTATAAATTCCTTTCGGGAACGTAACTGCTTTACTGTACCGGTTTTTTCAAATTTGCGTTTTAAAACTTTAAGAGCCCTGTCTAAAGTTCCATTGTCTTTTACGTTTACTATTAACATAGATTTATTATACTAAAGAAGATTTAAGCGCAGCTAAACTAGCAGTATATGAGGCTAAGTCAAAGCCGTATGTCGCAAGCATATCTGTGCTGTATTGATTTCCTCTAACTCCAATACACCATTGTGCAAAGGCTTTTTTCTCAATTAAAGAAATATCATTGGTTGCGCCACTATCTTTCATTACCGACAATACTCCACCAGAGGTTCCTCTAATTGCGGCATACATTCTATCTAATTGTCCAGTTGTGTATTTTGGAGAAATTAACATGTAAAGTCCATGAATTGCTCTTTCGTCAGTCATACTGATTAGTGATTCTTGAGTCTTTATGTTTATTGCCTGCAGTATCATATTAACTTGAGGGTCAGTTGCTGCAGATCCTGCAATTTTATTAGCTGCACCAATTGCATCAATTTGAGTTGGCTTATCGCCTCCACTTAGTGGACTTATCCATGTGGTAAAAATGTCACCAGTATCAACTAGGAATTTACCGGTTGCTGATTCTGCCAGTCTACTATAAAATCCACCTAGTGCTTTACACTTATTGATTTGAGCATTAACCCAATCCATATGAGCTTTGTCCCAAGTCTTTCCAAATTTTTCAATCGATATTGTAATTAGAGCAGCAACAACTTCATTCATCTTACCTTTTGGGTCATATGCTGCAAGCTTTTCAATACTAACATTTTGACCTGTTACTGTACCAGCGGCACCTGCTACTGAAAGTTCAACTTTGCCGTTTGTAATTTTCCAATTAACATTAGTCATGTCTGAACCATTATCGTGTTTAACCATTACCGTTCCAGTAGTTTGGTCAGCTTCATGACCAGCAATAACGGCAGTTTGTACTTGTTTCCATTGAGCTGCATAAGAGCCTCCAGCCTTTCCGCTTTTTATTTGCTCAAGTGCTTTTGCTGGATCAGCATCAGCTTCTAAAATAGCAGACTCATTAATTTTATATTTTGATAGCTCTAAGCCCCTTGCGTAATTTGAAATATTCATAAATAGATTTTATTTTTTAGAAAGTTAATGCGCCCTTTTTAGTTGTTACAGTTGTAGCAGCTACCTTTTCTGCAGGTTTAGCAGCAGTTGCTGCTTGAGCAGCCGGCGCTTTAACTGCTGCAATTTGTTCAGGTGTTACCTTGGCTAAGGCTGCATCTAATTTAGCCGCAATTTCTGCTGTAATTTCAGTAACTGGAACCGTTGGAGTACCAACTAAAATTGCAATTGCTTTAGCAGTTCCACTTCCATATTTACCAATTGCTCCACCTTTAGTATTAATTGCAGCAGCAGCATCTCCGCCGCCTGCAATAATTTTTTTCTGTAGGTCTTGAATTTTTTGATCAAATGTTTGAGTAGCTTTTAATCCAACTGAGGTACTAGCAGTAGTAGTTGAACTAGCAGCAGTTGTTGAACTAGCGGCAGTTGTTGAACTAGCGGCAGTTGTTGAACTAGCGGCAGTTGTTGTAGATACTGTAGCAACTCCACCTTTTGCTCCATTTTTTTCAACGTATGCTGGATTAACTAAATTTGCTGGTATATTTCCACCAGTAGTTTTATCCTTTGCCTCTATTCTTTTATTATCGTTAGTAACTCGTAAGTCAGGCAAATCTTGGATATTCCAAGCAACCAATTCAACGTCTGATCCTTCAACTGTAGCACTTGCTCTATGTGGAACTTTTGTAACATCATATGTAACCCACATACCTGCAACTTCGCCTGTTCGAAGTTGACCAGTTGCATAAGGTAAAAAAGCAACTTGTGCTTTATAAACATTTTGACCAATTAAATTAGTTTTATTTTGAACACCTAAATCAATAATAGCTAATAAGTTATGATTTGGAATCTTTTTTTCATCTTTAGTTACTGATAGAGCATCATAAGACTTCCACCAATTTTTAAAATCAGGGTCTTGAGAAAGTTCTCTTAATATTGTATTAGATGGATTAGTTTCGTCAACTGCTCCTTCTTCTCCACTACGTAATACTACGTTCCATCTTTTTATTTCGCCTTCTTTTGGATTTGCAACTGAAATCTTTCCAACTGTTCTGGCTTCATCAATTACTGGCGGTTTTTTAAATTCGTCAAATGTTTTAACAAGTGTCATTTGTGTTTACTTATTTTTAGTTATTTATTATGCAAAATTAAAGGTTTTAGTCCTAAATAAACCTTCATTAGTTTGATTATTTGGAAGTTTTAATTCTGGTGGAGTTCCATTTTTTATTTCTTCAAGTGCTAGTTTTTCAGCAGCATCTGCTTCTTCTTGAGACCATGAACCGTCCTTAACTCCTTCTTGTAAATACTCACGCATTCTTGAAGCATCTTTCATATTTAAACTAACTGTACCAGTTTTAAAATCCCATACGTCGGCTAAGGCTGCCTTAGTTGAAAGAGCTTGAGAATTTAGTGCACTTTGAGCATCAATTGAATCGTCTAATCCCATTGATTTTAAAATTTGCTTAGTGTATTCAGTACTCTTCTTTTGAAACTCGGCTGCTGCCTTTGGATCATCTGCCATATTTGCAGTACCTCCAAGTAGAGCAGTTGACCCTGGGAAATTTGCACAATGTGCGCCAACTGTTGCTTTAACAGCGTCGTTCATTAGATTACAATTAGTTTTACCGCCATTTGCTTTTGCCTTTTTAATAGTCTCGTCATTTTTCTTAATGACTTCTTCTACAGCAGATGACTCAACTGGGGTTTTAGTTTCTGGATTAGTAAGTTTAACTTGATCAGCAGCCGCCTGATTAGCAGCTGCATTATTTGCATCTACTGTAGAATCTCCAGTAGATATTGAATCTTCTTCATTTACTGCAGGAGTTAAGGCTCCTCCAATTAAACCAGATGCGGCTGAATTTGCCTTGCCAGTTGCCATTTGTTTAATACAATCCCAACTACCATAACGCTGCCATGCAAGTCTAGAAATAAAATTAAGTAGCCTTTTTAGAAATATACCTCTAGTTGCAAGAGCTCCGCCGGCTTTTGTTAATTTAGCCAATACATAAACCGTATCATCAAAGTTTTTAACACCCTGAATAAAAATTTCAGGTTTGGTTGCCCATGGCGTAAATGCCCTAACTTCAGCTTTTGATAAATTTTTAGCAACAGCTGGATCAGTTAACATTGTTTTAAAAACTTTGCGAATATCATCAACCTTTCCGTCCTTTGCAAGTTGAGTAATATATTCTCCGCTTGGCTTCCAGTCATACTTCTTTGCAAAATATTCAGTTAATTTTGGATCCTTTTTAATAATTTGATCAATTGCATCAACCGATGCTCCAATTAATTCATTTTCAACCTTTGCAGCTTTTGCTACTTGCTGGAGAGCCTCGGGTTGACCTGCAATTGAGGCCATAAATTTTTTATCTTGCTCAACCGCTTTTAGTAAGTCAGCTGAATACCCTCCTTCTTTTGCATAAGCCGTAATTACCGCTGGGTCAAAATCTTTATATGCAGTTGAATTAAGTATAGCTTTTCCTTGTGGACTAGTTGCTGCATATTCAACGCCTTTTTTAGAAATTACCGTATCTGCTAATTTATCAGCGCCTTTTGCAATTTCTTTTTTAGTAGCTTCTTCTCCTAATAATTTAGCCGCAGTTTCAAAATTACGACCAAATAGCGCAAGTTGAGCTTCAAGTCCAAGTCTTTCAAATGCTTGGACTGCTTTTACTCCATATTTTCCAACAATTGGAACTAAATTAAAAACAGTTTTTATAAAATTAGTAACAAATTTAAGTACACCAACTGCAACTGTTCCAAAAAAGTTAGCAACTCCTTTAAATAAAGAGACGATTATTCCCGAAATGCTTTTATTGCCTAGTGTTCTAATTCCATTTTTTAAGGCAAGAACTGCTGGCCCAATTTCGGTTGCAGAACTTCCAGTTCTGCATAGAATTTTGGTTAATTTTTCAAGTAGACTAAGAGCTGGTTTAGGTAACCATTTAATAGTTTTTAAGAAATTTGAAGTTTTAGTAACGTCAATTGCAGCAATTACACTAAGTATCATTGATACGTATTCGCCTTTGTATAAAGAAATTATTGCAGATAGGATATTTGCAACTACGTCAATTGGAAATCCAACCCAAGTAAAAGGAACAATCCCAATTACGTCTAACACTAATCTTAGAATATTTAGACCCATTTCAGTTGGATCTGGGTCAGCAACTAGGGCTTTTACAAAGTTCATAACTGAACTCATTACGCCTTCGTTAATTAATTGGACAGTATGTAGGTATGATTCGTTAAGTCTAAGTTTAATGGTATCATATCCCTGTCTAACCAAAAAGTCTTCCTTTTTGATAATATCATTAATATCTTCAAAATTTTCAAGTAAAAAAACTTGATGTTCAAAGATTTCTTCTTCTGAATGATTAGGGGTTCTAGGTTTACTTAATTTACTAAAGTCAACTGCATCTAAGGCAGCCCAAAAAGACTCAGGGATATTTTGAAAGTATTGAACCAGTTTTTCGTTAACTGGTTCAGCCCCTTGACTAAAGTACTGGTCTGCTGAAATTACATATCTCATTAGGTAGTAATGGTAATTTCTTATTATTTATTCGAGTGATCGGGTATTAAAGTGAATCGGCAATCTGGCGCAATATTTTAAAATAGTCACCAGTTGAACAATCTGATAGAAATTTACAAATCTCAAAAAAATCATCTACTGTATCAAATGACATTGCTGGATGAAATCTTGGGTCTTTATAAGAAACTGGAATAGTTCCAAATATAACAGATTCATAAACCCTAGCCGGAGTGAACCTTTCTTTTAGGTAGAGATCCTTACTTACATTTATTGAAACTTGAGACATCTGCATGTCCACCCAGATTGCTTCACGATTTTCTCTTGGGCAAAGAGCAACATTACGCATTGTATCAATCCAGCTTTCCAAAGTTGGATGGTGCTTTGCAGCAACCGTCATAGTAAATGAACTTTCATCAAATTTATTGGTGCTATCAATTGCAGAAATAATGTCAATAATTATTGGATTTTTAGAATGGCCTTCTTTGTAATTATCAAATGATAGGTTTCCATAATACATTAAATGGGTTGAATCTTTATTTGTATGGGCTTGATGTACGTCTAAACACGCATTCATAAAGCCTTTACTACAACCTGGAATAGTAATTGATGGAATTTCTCTACGTATTCCTAATTCTGTTAATTTAAGAAGAAACTCATTGGATAATGAAAGATCTGTATCTAATATAACAATATCGGCTGCTTCATAGCCTGACGCTAGCGCAATATTAATAATAGTTTCAAAATAAGCTGCATCCTTTAATTTCTTTTCAAGCGTAGACAAATTTCTGAATCGAGCCTTTAGAAATAATTTTGAATATTCTTTATTTTTAATAGCCTCAAATACTGTGGATTGATGTAATCTATAATTATCAATTAATTTATCTGCAAATTGATTAAATACTTCGCCTAATGGATCTTCCGGAAAACTAGGTCGACCTGCAAGATTAACCATTCCAGTATCTAAATAATTTACAAAATCAAATTTATCAATTTCATATTGATTAGCCAATTCATCTAATAAACCTAATTGGTAAAAGGTATGACCTGGAATATTTTCATTAAATATTCCAAGTTCACCAAAATATGCATAAAGGGCTTTTTTATTTTCCATAATAGGTATTATACTCGACTTTTGATTAAGTATTTTTAAAACCGGCAAAATGCGTAATAAAATGCTTTCCGTTTATTGTACGTGGATTAACAAATAATTGCCCAAAGTTTGCTCTAAAAATATCAAGGATTTCAGTAAATTTAGCTGATCGATTTTCCAATAACCAACTATAATGAAAATGGTATTCAACAATAAAGAGACGAATTTGGTCTAGGCTCTCTTGATTTAAGGCTTTAATCATATCATACTCTAACCCTTCAATGTCCATCTTGATGGCTGTGATACCCTTTTCTTTGATAATAGTGTTTATATTCTCAGCTGGGACAGTTGTAACCTGACGACCTCTAATGTGATGCACGCTATGCTTGCCAGAGTCTTGTGATAGGTAAAATTCTACTTCAGATGAATCATCTGCAACAATTGCTTTTTCAATAATTTCACAACGATCTTGAACGCCATTCATTTGAACATTTTGTTCTAGGAACTCCACATTATTATGGAAAGGTTCGTATGAATAGACTTTCTTTACTTTTGGAAATTGAGTTAATAAACGGGTTGCAAAGATACCGATATGGCCGCCAGCGTCTAACCATGTATCTTCATGGTTTAGATCTTCCAGGTTTAGTGGACCTCCATTTTGCGCATAATGCGGTATGAATAGAGGTTTAAAATATTCACCACCAGTTGGTTTAGTTGAAATATTTTGAGAGACATTAAATTTAATCTCTTCCTCAGACCTAACTAGAAATTGATAATCGTGATATTTGGTTTTCTTTTGGAAAACCTGAAGGGTTCCATTTTGTCTAGCCTCTTCAATTGAACATAATACGTCTGCCATTTATAATTGTTGTTTAGACTAATTATACTACAGTTTATAAGCTTTGGTCTACGTTAACGTCCTTTTGTTTAATTAAAAGCTCATTTGGATTTTCGGGATTTGGTCCAGCTGTTTGATAATCATCATATCGGCTAGGCTCAGTCTTTTCAATCTCATCAGATTTAACGGATTGAACTTTATTATCAGAGCCCATAACCTTATAGGTTTTAGCAATTGGATCAATTCCAATAATTTTGGCAGTATGGCCTGATTTTAACATGACCTCTTGGCCAGTTATGTATTTAGAAGAAGTAGGTGAAACTAAAGTGATATCTTCCGACTCACTTATGCTTTTTTTTTGGATTGATCAACTATAATATACTGACTCTTAAGAGCATTTACGTTTTTCTCGATAGATACTTTAAGTTCAGTTAATTTTTCTTGATAATCGTTAGTAATGCTTGTATCAGATAGGGCCTCTTCAATTTTAGCGATTGACTCTTCTAATTTAGCAAGATTTTCTTCAATTGTTTTCTTTTCAACATCAAACGCTTTAATATTAGCTTCTCTCTCTTCTAATTGAATTGAATACATTTCACTAATATCATATTTAAAGTTCTCCATAACATAATTATGGAAAGTTAAACCTTTCATTTTCTTAACAATTCTAGTTTCTCCAAGTTTTTCAAATACAAAAATATCTTCGCCTAGGTTAAGAACAATTGAGTCTCTTCCAAGTCTTTCATTAATAATAGTTTTTCCAAACTCAAGATTAACTACTAGATCTAAATTATTAAACAATTTAGAAAGAGCATTACGGGTCTCAATAGTTTCCATTAAGAAAATTTCAGACAATTTAATATTGTTAATATTTTCAATAATTGAATTATTGATTTTTAAGTTTAGTGTACCATTTTCATTAATACCAAATGCAACGGTTAAGTTTCTACAATTAGATACTAGCTCGGTGCTGTGCTCTTTAAAATTTAAAGTTGCAAAAGCTTCGCAAGTTTCAAAGAACTCAGGGAATTCCTTAACTTCTTCGGCTGTCATTTGAGATGGATCAGAATCTTCTGATACTTTAATAAATTTATTATCAACAAAAACGATTGCATCGCTTTCGCTAATTTTATAGAATGGTGCAATAATTGGTTTTACTTGTGAATCGCTATTACCAATTCCTAAATTAAAGGTCCCAGTATTTTTTGATTCTAACATGCTAATTTTATTAATTAACTGATTAACTACTGGTAATTGAGCATGAGAACGTAATTTCATTTTTAATGAATCTGATGTTTCAATATTTTCAAGTAGAGCTTCTTCTAATAGAGCACATGCATCTTTGTAAAGAATTGCACCAGTAACTCGCATTTCATAAATTGAATTTAAGATTTCAAGTTTTACTGAATTTTCATTTACGTAAGTAATAAGAGATTCTAAAATTGTAGAAACTGTCTTATCATAAGAGAATTTAGATAACCCATTAAAAAAGAAGGTTAAAGCTCTGTATTCCGGCATTGATGCAACCGCTTCTTCTAATCTAGCAACTGTGTGCTTAACTACAGGATCTGCGTAAATTTCGCTTTCCTTTAAGGCTTTAAGTTTTAAAGAAAGACCAGCTTCGCTAGCCATATTTTGAAGACGCTTAGTTGGCTTGTCTGCCATCTTTTTGAATTTAGCAACTACTTCTTTAAGATTTTCGTTTACTAGTTCATTAGCAAATTGCTCTAAGGTGTTTAGAGAATTTTCTAAAATTTGATCAGGAGAAACTCCCAAAAGTAATGAGTTATTAATTGATTCCAATACTACCTTTGCGGCGATATTAGAGCTTATGCTCGAATTATTTTTGAGCTCGTTAGTTAGTTCTTGTATGAGACCGTTCATTGAAACGTTTGTCTTTTTTATTATTTATCAGCTTTTGCTGCTAAATTTATTTATCTTGTACTTGTACAGTTATTTATCTTAACCCAGTTTAATTTAATGAAATTTGTGAATACAATTTGACACTTACATACTGGCTAGCGTATTTATATTTTGAACGTTATCATTTCTAGTTGTGCTAGTTGCAACTGACCTAGGTGAACTAAGTCGTGCTCTCAAAGCATCGTTTTCTGATATTAAGGTTTGAATAGTTGTATTTAAACCAGCAATTGTTATTGCTGGATCATTAAGCAGTGCATTTTTTGCAGCTTCGGTTGCTCTTAAAATAGTTGCATAGTCACTAGACGGTAACCATTTACCAGTATATAAAAGAGTTTCAGTACCATCTTCTGCAATTAATGATATGTACATAGTTTGATCAGTTAGGTCTAAAATCTTTCTGGCTTGATCCTTTGGTATTCTAAATGCAATTTGGCCTTGGCTAGGATTTTCAAAGGCCGGGTCGCGTAATGAAGAATATGAATATTTTGCGTCTGCTCCAAAATTAAGAGCAAACTTTGAATTATTATTTAGATTAGCTGGAGTTTGACTTCCTGGGTTTAAAACGCTCTCTTCATAGACCCCAATCTTTATAAAATTATCAGTTGGGTCTATTGGAATAATTAATTCTCCCTGGCCATAAATTAATTCAGCTGAACCATCAGTTGCCCTTAATAGTGCATTTTTTTGACTTATTCGGATATTTGCCTGTTTATAAAAAGTTGGAACTGCTACTTGCACAGGTCGATCCACAAAGGTAATACCTCCTGTTGTAGCACCTGCTGCTGAGGTGGTTGGTGGTAATTTTTTACCAGTAAATAAGTTAGTAATATCAATATTTTTTTGAACAATTTTATTATAGACTTTTAATGATTGAGGAGCTTCTGCTAATTCAAGTTTAGCTAAATACTTACCATATTTGTTAGGATTAAATAAGCTCATAGAACCTGTTCGAATAACTTGGTCACCAGTATTTTTATTTAAGAGTCTAAGAGTATAGTCGATTGACATTGATACTGCAAAACCTGCACCTTTTAGGATTGGTCTATAGCTTAACGGAGCATCAAAATTCTCTTCTTGATATACTAAAAAATTTCCAGCCGGTACAAAGTTACCGCCATTTTGTTCATATACTTGAAGTTGATGTACAAATATCCAATCATTTCCTGTACCTTGAGAATCTAAGTTTGAAATTAATTGATCAGGAAATGCTCCATTCCATGTTGCAAAAAATTCAATATAATCGCCGTCTGCTGCTTCTTGAATAACTGCGCCTAAACTATCAAAGTCGTTAGTTTGAGGAACTGATCCTTCAAAATAGGAAACAACTCTATATAAATTATAAGTTTCTCCATTATCTGCATAATATGGTTCATAGCTTACTTCGGCTAACGATACCGTAATTGGAGAACCTGCAATTAAACCAGTACCTTCAGTTACAACTGATTCAAATGAATCTACTCCAAATTGAGCAAAGTCTGCATCTAGGTATGCTGAGTTTGGAACTTTAATATCAACATACTTATCATAAACCGTATTTGCTAAAAATAGAGGTCTTGTGTTAAATGTTAATAGCTCTTGATAAGATGCTGCATTAATTAAAACACTTGCAGTTTGAAGTTGCTTTAAATTATTTAGTTTTACTCTTGCTCCAACTACAATATTCTCAACTTCAGTAAAGTTAAAACCTGAAGCAAAGTGAAACCTCATAGTGTCCATAACTAGTGCACTTGATAAACTAGGTAATACACTAGATTCTATAATATTTGGATCGTATGCAGTATATATTGGATTTGACGTTAGGTCAACTTGAACTAATCTAGACTCGCCAATTGGTACAACGCTTGAGGCTCTAGCATTTTTAGTAGCGGCTGCATCTGCGTCGGTATTATAAATCTGATAAAGATCTACATTATTATTTTTAACAAAATAGTAATCAGAATTAACAATATTAGGAGCAGGGTCCCCAAGTGGAGTCATCATAAACTCCAATATACAATAGTCTGATAGGGTTACAAATTTAGAAGTCATTGTTTTTAATTGTTATTTCTTTAGCTTAATTTTCCAGTAAATACTTCCTTGAATTGAGATTGTTTTACTAGCAGAGTAGCCAACTCCTACGCTGTATATTTTATCGCTTTTTGTTTTTAACAATATTGAAGGTCCAATAAAATTAACAACATTTACTTTATCAAAGCCTCCACTTAATCCAATATATACTTGATTCTTAGGAAGTTCTTTAACAATTAAAGTTTCTTTTATTTGTATTTTATTCACTTGAGCAGTCCATAATCTGCC